AATTTTGAGTATGATGAGGAAAAGGAAGTTTGCTACCTGCTCAGAGATGGGAAGAAAGAACCAGTTTCAGTCTTTGCAGGTGTGGATCCTGCCACTGATTCTGAAAGACGCGACAGTGATTTCAGTGTAATTATCCTTATTGCGGTTGATCTTAATAATAATATATACGTTTTGGACTATATGAGGAAGCGAGGGCTCCCGGTACTTGGGATCCCAGGTGAAGACAAGAAAGGGATTGTTGATCATATATTTGACTTCTGTCGTATCTACCATCCTAAATTATTTGTAATTGAAGATACCACCATGTCCAGGCCGGTTTTCCAGTCACTTATATCAGAAATGAGAAGAAGGAATGATTTCTCAGTTAAATTTAAAGAAGAAAAGCCTGGGACCCGGCTCTCTAAGAGAGATCGGATCCAGGAGGTATTAGCACAAAGATTTTCAATAGGCAGTGTACATATAAAGAAACATATGTTTGACTTGCAGCATGAGATTGTTACATTCGGCCCAAGGATGGCACACGATGATACAATCGATGCTCTAGCATATGCAGTAAAGTATAGTGGACCGCCTAAAGGCATAGAATTGGAGGATGGGGAGTATAGACGCACCTATCCATCACCTAAGAGTTGGATAGTGGCATGATGAACTGGGGTGAGAAAAGGCGACATTGCGAGTTTAATATTTGGGGCATTTTTTGTATGGCTTGGTTGGCTAGGTGATTACCTGGACCGGAAGCCAATGGGTGGATATTCGTGTCCAACCTATTGTGACGTAGATCACAAATGTGTACCAATAATAGGGGATAAAGATAATGGCAAAGATGAGCAAAGCAGCAGAGAGAGTGTTCAACCTGTACAAGGCAATAAGCGGGGAACACAGGCGCAAGTGGGAGCAGATAAATCAGAGATCCCACGATTTCTTCTTAGACAATCAACTCTCAGCGGCAGAGGAAAAAGCACTAACAGATCAAGGGATGCCAACATTTACGATTAATAGGATTATTCCTATTATAGAGATGCTAACATATTACGCTACAGCCAATGCCCCCAGGTGGCAGGCTATTGGTACTGAAGGATCTGATGCAGAGGTCGCAGCGGTCCATTCCGATATTATGGATTATATATGGTATCAAAGTCAGGGAGAAACATTGTTTCATCAAATAGTTCAAGATGCCTGCACAAAATCTATGGGGCTATTTCGTGTTTACGTTGATGCAAATGCCGATCAGGGCCTGGGAGAGGTTAAGATTGAAAACCTAGATCCATTTGATGTATACATAGATCCCAAGTCTAGAAATATGTTTTTTGATGACGCTGCCTATATGATGATACATAAAATTCTACCCAAGACACATCTTGAAAATATTTTTCCAGGTGAGAAGGAAAAGATAAGGAAGGCCTCAGCTCAAAGCCCACAGGTTAATAATTATAGCAGTAGGGCTGAGGGCGATGATATACAGCCTATAGATATTCAAACTGCCTTTGATATTTCAGGTGAAGACGATCCCCTTATAGATTATTATGAGCTTTATGAAAAGATTAAGATTGAATTTATGAATGTGTTCTACAGGGTTGAGCCTACCCCTGAGCAGGAACAGGAAGTGGCTGATAGGGTTGCGGAGGATATGAAGGGATTCGTTGCTGAAATGGGGGTCCAGGAAGAAGAACAGGAATTGCAATTGGATCAGCAACTTCAAGAGGGTGCCATGATAGAGGCAAGATATACCCTTGAAAAGCAAAAATTGAAAGATGGATTAAAGGAGGCGGTCTTGCAAGAGAGAGAGGAAAGATATGGCAAGGCTATGGATGAGATATCTGCTGTGCAGCAAGCTATTTTATCCAGGAAAGAGTTTGATGTATTTATGAAAGAGGGGACTATTAAAAAACACCTGGAGAGTGCAACCTCTTTCTATCAAGAGAAAATCCAACTTACCTGTGTTGTGGGCGATATGTTACTATATGAAACTATGCTACCGGGAGAAGATTATCCAATTATACCAGTCCACTATAGATGGACAGGTACTCCATACCCGATGAGTGCGGTTGCACCACTAGTTGGAAAGCAGCAGGAAATTAATAAATCTCATCAGCTTATGGTCCATAATGCTTCTCTCGGTAGCAGCCTTAGATATATGTACTATGAAGGATCTATTGATACAAAACAATGGGAGCAGAACGCCGCCGCCCCTGGGGCACTACTACCAATTCAGCATGGATATGACCCCCCAACAATAATTAACCCCGCACCACTTACTAATGCTTTTGGTGCAATAGTCCAGGAAGGTAAAATGGACATGGAATATCTTGCAGGTATATATTCTTCAATGCAGGGCGATACTGGCGCGCAACATGAAACATATAAAGGCCTCCTGGCCCAGGATGAGTACGGGACCCGTAGAGTTAAAAGATGGATGAAGACATCGGTTGAACCGTCCCTTAGGCGGCTTGGGTTGATTGTCAGGGATTATGCCCAGGCTACATATAAGATCCATAAGGTGTTTAGAATTGTTCAGCCAAACGCTCTTCAAGATGATACCCTGAAAGAGGTTGAGATTAATCAAACTATATATAATGACTTCACAGGGGCTGTAGAACAATACCATGATTACTCTAGTGCTAGGTTTGATATAAGGATAGTTTCAGGGTCTACAATGCCTGTTAACAGATGGGCACGACTTGCTGAATATAAAGACCTATTACAGCTTGGTGTTGTGGATGATATAGCAGTTCTTGCTGAAACGGATATTAGTCATAAAGATAAAATCGCAGAAAGAAAGTCTCTCATGTCTCAGCTAAAACAACGGGTGGATGGGTTAGAAGATGAGCTAAAAGACAAGGAGGGTACTATCGAAACATTACAGCGTCAAAATATACAGCTTGGAATTAAAGATAAGGTTCGACAGGTTGAGCATGATATGAGAAAGAAACTACTTGATAGTGGTGCTAAGGCAGCAGTTGATGCCGGGAGGTCCCAACTAGATCAAGAGCGGACATCTACACAAATGAAAGACTCTAGAATTAATTATCAAAAAGATCTAAAACGTGATTTACAATTGCACAGTGAACGACAGAAGTCGCAACTCAAGGAGCAAAAAAATGGCGTGAAAGAAAAGAGTAAAAAATAATAAATAAAACAATGTCCGATTAGTTAGTATGACATATATTAAATCATAAATAAGGAGAAACAATGGCAGACCAAAAAGGTAACCTTGAGCAATCAAGCCCTACAGAAGAATCAGCCGATTTCTTTGACAAGTTGGAAAGGCAGGTAAATACTGCTATATTTGATGTCTCTGACGAGATTCTTGAACCAACGGAGGAAACTCCTGAGGCAACTCAAGAAACTGTGGAAGAAACTCCAAATGAATGGGAGAGTGATGATAACCCATACAAAAAGAGATATTCAGATTCAACACGGGAAAATCAGAAAAACCAAGCCGAGACTAAGAAAGCAAAAGAGCTCGAACCTTATAGGGATCTGATTAACGTGATGAAAGAAGATCCGGGTGCTGTCGAGGTAATGAAAGATTACCTTACATCAGGCGGCCCGCAACAACAACCCCCGGCAACGATCAAAGAAGCCTACGGTTTAGATGAAGATTTTGTCTTCGACTTAGACGAGGCTATCAGTGATCAAGGTTCAAAGTCAGCGATGTTGGCAGGACAGTTAATTGAAAATGTTGTTTCAAATACAGTCAATGAGCGGATGAATGCGGAAAGAGCCCTCCAGGGTGTCCGTAGTCAGAAGAAGCAGACTGCTAGTGAAGAACGGGAATTCAAGGAAAGAACTGGAATGTCTGATCAAGACTTTGACGCAATGATGGACAAGGCAGGCAGTAGAAACCTGACTTACGATGATGTGCATATGCTCCTTAACAAGGAACAGGCTGCTAAACAAATGCAGCAGAAAGCACAGACGGACGTAAGAAAGCAGGTGGAAAATGTCAGCAAGTTCCCTCAAAGTGCAGCATCTAGTGGTGGTGTTAAAACAGGAGATATTAGTCACACTCAAAATATCTTCAACGCCATTAAGAATGCTGATGTTGATATAGATAGTCTGTTTGAGTAAGAAGTAGTTTTACATATCCTTCTTTCTTAGACAGTTAACCCCTTAATGAAAGGAGGATAC